CATCTACAAGAAAAGTGGTCGCCAGTCCTTCAACACCCTGATTTACCAGAAATCAAGGATAGTTACAGGCGTGCCGTTACTACAATAATCTTAGAAAACCAAGAAAAGGCTCTAAGAGAAGACAGAAGCTTCTTAAATGAATCAGTTCCAACTAACTATGTTGGTGGTAATGGTTCAGTAGACACATGGGATCCAATTTTGATCTCACTCGTAAGACGTTCTATGCCTAATCTTATTGCATATGACATCTGTGGTGTACAACCTATGACTGGGCCAACTGGACTTATCTTCGCAATGAGAGCAAGATTTGCATCTATGGCTGGTTCAGAAGCACTTGCTGATGAAGCAATTCCAGATTTCACTAACCAAAACAAAGCCGGTACTATCGGTGGTGGTGATATTGGTGCATCTGAAACTAACCCTGCTGTATTAAATGACAGTCCTGCTGGAACTTATACTTCTGCAACTGGACAATCTACAGTTCAAGGTGAAGCATTAGGTGACTCTGGTAGTAACGCTTTCGCAGAAATGGCTTTCAGTATTGAGAAACATACTGTTACTGCTGTTACTCGTGCATTAAAAGCTGAGTACACAATGGAACTTGCACAAGACCTTAAAGCAATTCATGGTCTAGATGCAGAAACAGAACTTGCAAATATTTTATCTGCTGAAATTCTTGCAGAAATAAACAGAGAAGTTGTAAGAAACATTTATGTTTCTGCCGTAAAAGGTGCATCTGCAAACACAACTACTGCTGGTATTTTTGATTTAGATACAGACTCAAATGGTCGTTGGTCAGTTGAGAAATTCAAAGGTTTAATGTTTCAAATAGAGAGAGACGCTAACGCTATTGGTCAACAGACTCGTAGAGGAAAAGGTAACATGATACTATGTTCAGCTGACGTTGCTTCTGCACTTCAGATGGCTGGTGTTCTTGATTACACTCCTGCTCTTAACAACAACTTGAATGTTGATGACACAACAACAACATTTGCTGGTGTTATGAATGGTAGATATAAAGTATATGTAGACCCATATGCTGCTAACGTATCTGCATCACAATACTACGTTGTAGGTTATAAGGGAACTTCTCCATATGACGCTGGTATGTTCTATTGCCCGTATGTTCCATTACAAATGGTTCGTGCTGTTGGTGAGAACTCATTCCAACCAAAAATCGGTTTTAAAACTAGATATGGTATTGCTGCAAACCCATTCCACACAGGAACAGTTGCTGCTGGTGCTGATGGTGCAATTTCTGTATCATCTGCTACTAACAAATACTACAGAAAAGTTAAGGTTTCTAACCTTATGTAAAAATGGTTTTAACCAACCTAAAGAGAGGGGATTTATTCCCCTCTTTTTTTTGTTATAAATAGTAGTATGACAACAGAAACATCGCCACTAAACAGACAACCAACTAAGTTAGACTATAACAGTCCAACGCAGTTTAGGTTTATGATAAATCAACTACCAAAGGTGCAGTTCTTTACGACTGCAGCTAATATTCCAGATATATCTTTAGGTGAAGTAGTAATACCAACACCTTTCAAACAAATTCCAATTTTAGGAGATCAACTGACTTTTGGAAATTTAGACGTATCCTTTATTGTTGATGAATACCTAGAAAACTATATCTCAATACATGATTGGTTATTGGGTATTGGTTTTCCAAAGAACAGAACTCAATTTAGTTCTTTTAGAAGTGCAAGTTCAAATAACCCAACAGCTGCAAAAACTGTTTCTACTGATACAGTTGGAACTACAAGTCCAGATAGAGGAATGTATTCAGATGCAACTCTTTCAATACTTTCAAACAAAAACAATCCTATAGTTGAGGTTCGTTTTGCAGATATATTTCCAGTAGCTTTGACTGGTTTAAGTTTTAGTCAAGATGCAACTGATGTTACATATCAAACAGCCCAAATAGTATTTAAATATAAATTATATGAGATAGTGACTTTATAAGTGAGATAATATGACCCTTGACGAATTGAAACTACAAGTCCAAAGAGACTTGAAAATAGATAATGAACACCTTGATACCGAATCATTAAAAAACCAAGAAATAAAAGCAAACTACCTAGACTATAAATCTAGATACGAACTTCTTTTGTATAAAGCAAAAGGAGATTATAAACGTATGTATCGTGATAAATGGGAATACTATGGTGGTAAGGCTGATGCAAAAATATATGCAACTAAACCTTTTGACCTCAAAGTTCTAAAGACAGACTTAGCAGTTTACATTTCTGCTGATGAAGACATTATGAACGCAGAGAATAAAATTGGTTATTTAGAAACAGTCATAGATTATATCAAAGGCGTTATCAAGTCAGTTGATAATCGTGGTTGGGATATAAAAAATGCGATTGAATGGAGAAAGTTTGAAGCAGGAGTGACATACTAATGAGTTTTGAACGAGTAGAAGAATATGTTAAATTTTATCAAGATGTTGTTGATAGAGATTTATGTGTAGATGTTACAATGGAAAAATTTCCTTATGAACCATCAGCCTATGCTACACACGATAGTGGAAAAGTTGTAAAAAATAACAGAGTTACAAGTGAGGACTATTGGATCAAAAAAGATCATAAGTTTTACCAACCACTAAAAAAGACTTATGAAAATATCTACACAAAATACAAAGAAGATTTCCCAGACTTTACTGTGCAACATCACACAGATTTTCGTATTAGTAAATATAGTACTGGTGGTTTTATGTCTAAACACATTGATCTAATACATCATAGTCATGGGCAACAATATGGATATCCACAAGTAACTGTATTATTATTTTTAAATAGTGATTATGATGGTGGACAAATATGGATTGCAAATAATCTTTATCAAACAACAGAAGGCTCTGCGATTGTATTTCCATCTAACTTTATGTATCCTCACGAAGTTTTAAAGATTGTAAAAGGAACTAGATATAGTGCTACTTGCTGGTTAATGTAATGAAAATTTCAAAAGTCAACGAAGTATATCTACAATTAGAAGTAGACGAAGATATATCCAGAGAGATATCTGATTACTTTACATTTGAAGTACCAGGCGCTAAGTTTATGCCACAGTTCAGAAATCGTATGTGGGATGGAAAAATAAGAATGTTTTCTCCACATAATGGTAGAATATATGTTGGACTATTACCATATATAAAAGAGTATTGTACAAAAAAATCAATACCATACACAATAGAAGAAGGAGTAGAAAATGTCAGGAATGTTATTCGTGAGAATGTCAGAGAATTTGCCGAATCATTACGGCCAACCTCTAGGGGTAAGCCTATACAATTTCGTGATTACCAGATTGATGCCATCTGGCATGCTATCAAATCAAATCGTTGCCTTCTTTTATCTCCTACTGCTTCAGGCAAGTCATTAATAATATACACACTTATTCGTTATTATCATATGATGAATCTAAAGACATTGATACTTGTACCTACTACATCACTAGTTGAACAGATGTATTCTGATTTTATTGATTATGGGTGGGAGGACAAAAATCTTCACAGAGTATATGCTGGTATGGATAAAGGTTCTAAAAAACCTGTAGTGATATCAACATGGCAATCAATTTACAAATTACATAGTCCTTACTTTGCACAATATGGTTGTATCATAGGAGATGAAGCTCATATGTTTAAGGCTAAGTCGTTGACTGACATTATGACAAGAAGTAGAGATGTCAGGTACAGGTTCGGTCTTACAGGAACTTTAGATGGAACTGAAACACATAGACTCGTACTTGAAGGGCTATTCGGACAAGTTAAAAAGATTATTACAACGAAGGAGTTAATCGACAGGGGAACTCTTGCACAATTAGAGATAGATTGTATTGTATTGAAACACACAGAGGAAGAAGCTCAAAGAGTTAGATACTATACATATGCAGAGGAAATAAACTATATTGTTTCTCACGAGAAAAGAAACAAGTTTATTGAAAGGTTATGTAAAAATATAACTGGTAATACTTTATTACTTTTTCAGTTAGTTGAAAAGCATGGAGTTTTATTATATAATGAATTAAAGAAACTTGACAGGAAAGTCTTTTTTGTATATGGTGGAACAACTACAGATACAAGAGAGAAGATTCGTGCAATCACAGAACTTGAAAAAGATGCAATCATTGTGGCCTCATATGGTACTTTTTCTACAGGTATTAATATTAGGAATATCCACAATATCGTGTTCGCAAGTCCTTCAAAAAGTAGAGTACGAGTGCTTCAATCTATCGGTAGAGGACTTAGACAGACAGATGAAAAGGACACAATTAAGCTCTTTGATGTGTCAGATAACTTATCCTATAAATCTAGACCCAACTACACATATAGACATTTTACACAACGACTAAATATATACAAGGAAGAACAGTTTAAGTACGAAATTAATAGGATCAATCTATGAGTTATCAAGTAATAAAATTATCAAACGGAGAAGATATTGTTTGTAATGTTTTAGAATTACATAACACACAATTGAAAATAACTGCGCCTTTGAAAATGGATACTATATCAAAAGAAACTGGAAAGGGGTTTGTTGAATCATTAGCTTTAAGTAGATGGGTTCAACCTTATTCAGACGAAGAAACTTTTACTGTTGAAAGAAATTCAATAGTCATAATGACGCCTGCGAGTCATGGATTAGCTAGATATTATGAATATGTTTTACAAAATATTGGCCAATCAACCATAACCAAAATGCACCCAACAAGAAAAGAATTAAAAGTAATAGAAGAAGAACAAATGGATTTAGAAGAAGAATTAGTATCTTCTGAAGACTTACAAGCAATACTAGATAACTTTACTACTAAGAAGACAATACATTAAGTATTATTCTGATGAGTCACAATAGTGATTATACACCATTTTTCAATAAAGTCAACCCTAAAAACAAAATTAAATAAAACTAATTCCACCTTGACAAAAGTATCAATTTGTACTATAATAGGTACATATATTAGAAAAGGAATTACTAATGGCAAGAACTAAGATAAAAGGCGCCCACTATGTGGACAACAAGAAGTTCCATGAAGCCATGGTTGCTTGGAAAGAAAAGTGTAAAGATGCAGAAGAAGCAGGAGATGAACTCCCACGAATTACTGACTATATCGGTTCATGTTTTCTGAAGATTGCAAATGGACTTTCATACAAACCAAACTTCATAAACTATACATACAAACAAGAAATGATTTCAGATGGAATAGAAAACTGTTTACAGTATATAAGAAATTTTAATCCAGAGAAATCCAAGAATCCTTTTGCATAT